TACTCACCAACAGAAAGATCATCCTGCTTAGAAAGCTCCATGTTAATCTTCATGAGAGCTTCAGCTTTGTCAGTGTATAAAGCTAGATTTTTAGTCTGAGCATCAAAATCAATAGCGTCGTTTAAAGGCTGTTGCACTGTCTTTAGCATTGCATAGCCTTCTAGCATAGAGGTAGCACCTGACATTCTTAAATTCTTGCCAGACTGCATGATATCCTGGCCGTGATTTACAGTCTTAGATGCCTTCTCTATAGCCTCAGCGTTCTTTTTTAAGATTGAGTTCTGCTGTTCATACTTTTTAGAAAGCTCTTCTACAGACATGCCCGCAGTTTTGTTTTGAGCTTCTAAATCACCCAGCTCATTCTTAACCTTGTTTAGCTCATCCTTGTATTTGTCAGCAACTCTTTGTGCTTTATCAAAATTAGACTGCATTGAGACCGTGATCTTGCTTGCAGTCTTCATTTTGTTTTGAAGCTCTTCTACCTTCTTAGCATATTTTGCGTATTTGTCGGTTGCTTCAACAACTTCTTTGCGCTTGGTAATAACAGCCTGTAACTTTTCAATCTCATCTGCAGCAGTCTGAGTTTTAGAACCCATTGTGCTCAGCTGAGCATTTACAAGCTTGATACTGTCATTAAAAGCCTTGCTGATTTTACCGGCAATGTTTAAAACAAGTTCGCGCTCAATAGCCATTATTAGAACTTCCTTGGTTTATCGCTTCCTGTTGTTTTTTTTTGTTCATCAACAACGTCTTTGATAAGTGACATTAAGTCACCTAATGAAAGCGATTCTAATTCCAGATATGAAGAATGTAGGTACTGTGACATTCTTATAACTCCTCGTCTTAAAGTATGAAGCTGTTCTTCAAGAGAGGAGTTGGTATCAATACCTACGCTAGCAAAAAAGATGAAATTTGTGCTATTACAGATACAACTTCTTTAGCGGGTAGATTTTCAAAAAACTCAATTGGTTGCTGTGAAGCTGATGCTGCAATAAAAAGAGCAAAATCAGGATCGCCTGATACAGTTAGTAATAAATTACTTGCCTGTACTCTTTCTTGAGGCTTTGCTTTACTGTTAACGTATGATTTATGGTACTTTAACAGCTCTTTACCATTGATATTCTCTAATGGAATATCCAGTTCATTGTAAGATTTGCCTTCAAACTCGTATGGCTTATCAAATGTTAGTTTCATTTTAAATCTCTTAAAACAGCTATAATTAAAAAGTCGTCAAGCTGTAAAACAGCCTGACGAGTTACGACACTACATTCCGATATCGGAACGTACTCCTTCTAGGTAGTCCTTACCGTTGATCTTGCTAACAAAATTGAATTTATCAATTTCAATCTTGTCTACACCATTTAAGGTGTACTTTAAGTAAACAACTTCAAATTCTTCAGTCTCATCCATAGTAGCTGAAGGTTCAAACTTGCCAATTTCAAAGCTCTTTGGAGTTGTTCTTAAAGAGACTCTTGCCGGAATGGTCTTGTATTCGCCTGATGCTGAGTCGTAGTACTGAACAGAACCTCTAAAATCCATTTCATGAGTTTTCTGTTCGGCTAATTCCGCAGCCTGCTCAGTTGCAGCTCTCCAATTAATTGTTACTGTAATTGAACCGGTATGACCTAATGTTGGTAAATCAACTTCACCTGCAACACCAGAGCCTTTTACTGTATCTGACATATACTCAATTTTAGGTAGAGTTAAGTCAGTAGTACCAATTAACTGATTTGAGCTGTTATATGCTCTAAAATTAACGAGTCTAATTGGCTCGCTTGTATTTACATCTACTGCCATAAATTAAACTCCTTAAGCAAATAGTGTCTGTAAGTATGAGGTATCGTACTCAAGTACGAAATCAATCTCACGGTTAGGTGAAGGAGGAGTGATATAGACGTGGAATACAGCCTTACCATCCATTAAATCAGTAGTTGGGTTCTCAGACTCTAAGAACTCTACACGACCACCTAGGATATAGCCCTTGCTTGTATAACCGTTTAACAGAATATTGGCGCTATCTAATACAGTATCAATCTGTCTGCGGTTTAATGGGAAGTCAATTCTCTGCCAGAATGTCTTTGCTAACTGAATTGAGATAAAGTTAAACATTCTGCGTACAGGAATAAACACATCCTTAACATCAGTGTTGCCAGGATATGCACCGGTACGGTTACCCCATGCAACCCAGCCTGAGAACATGTTGTTAGCAGTTACAATGCCATTTCCGTTAAGGTATGAACCTCGTGAGTTATCAACAATGATCTCGGTACCGTCAGCTAAGCATAAACCTGTACACTGGATGTTCTTATTTGAAGGTGATACATATGGAATACCGCCATTATCATCGTCAACTTCAGCTAAAAGAGCAGCAAACTGAGATGAGAAGTTATAGATTGTGCCTGACATATTTAAACAAGGCCATAATACAACTTCATTGGTAGAAGTCAGATTATTGCTGTTTTTAAATGTTGCAACATCAGTGTAGTTCTTAACAGTAGAAGGAACATCGATTAAGGCAATTGCTTTAAAGATGTCATTAAATCCATCTGCCTTAGCAGACATAACCGCAGCAACACCCGCATCACCTGAGTAGCGAGGACAAGCGATAATTGAAGGAGCAACTCTAAACTTAGGAAATACATCTTCAACAAGTTCTAAACCTGTTTTAACACCATCAGCATTTACACCGCCAATAATGTCGTCAGATGTTACCTTGCTTGGATCTAATACTTCAGCTGCTACTACAATGTCAGCATCAGTTGCTAACTTAAAATCAGTTGTAGAAGCATCGGTTAATGAAGTTACAACAACATAACCATCATCATCGAACTCAGTTACATAGTCGGTACCTAAAACGTAAGGTTCAGATCCGGCATCTTTACGAAGTACTAATGATGATAACAGAATACCTGCTTCTTTAATGGTAGCTGAGCCGGTCTTCTTATCAACAGTTAAAGAAGTGGTCTTTGCTGTTTCTTTATGTTTCTTAGGATCTAAGACGTTTACAAAAACAACAGGAGCTACATTGTATAGCTGGAAGAATGCATACATCGCCTCTGATAAGGTGAAGTCATAGTTCTTAAAGCCTGTATCTTTTAAAGTTGCTTTCTGAAAACCAAAAGCCTTAACTGCTTCTGCATAAGAATAGCAGATAACAGGTTTGTTAACGTTGGTCTCGTCTACCTGATTGATTGGAGCTGTACCAATCACAATAGTAATTGCAGAGTCAACCTCTGCTGCAGGAAGTAATGAAGTAGCTACTTCACTTGTCCTGACACCATGTACATATGCCATGTGTTAACCTCATTTAATTTGAGAAAGAAAAGTTTTAACTACGGCATCAGGGATAGTTTTGATGTCGTTTACAGGGAAGATCATTGAAGCTAGAGTTGGAGCTTTAGTCATTAACTCTTTTACAAATACAGGATAGTCAGGCCCTGAGTACACTTGACCATATCTCAGTCCTACTTTAGTTAGGTTAGGTCCTGTATAAATTCTTGGGAATTTAAGCTGTGATTTTGATTCAGATTGAACTCTGACCTGAGTAGAGGTATCAACAGCATCACTTTGCTGTTTAATTTGCTTACTCATATTGTTTCTCCTTGAAATATTCATCTTTAACAGGAAGATTGTTTGAAGGTGTGTGATATTTCCAATTAGTAGTGATCATTGCCTGCCACATTTTTGGGGCACCTGCTTGGGCAGATGCATCAGGAAAGATCCACTTGACATCAGATTCAGGAATGTAACGTTTATCTAAACTGCTTTCGATTTCAGATAGAGCTATCAGAAGGCGCTGAACAACATTTAGAACTTCAGCATAACCTTCATTCCCGTCATGCCAGGAACCGCAATAGATGTTTATCGTGGCATGTGCAAAATCTCTATCTACTGTTCCTGTAGAAGGAACAACCAAAACAAAAGGATAATCATCGTTTTCACTCTGCCTTTTAGGTGGAAGACAGCCTTTAAAAATAGAAATGCGCTTGTAAGAAGCCTCACTTTTCTCAGATTTCTCTGAAATAAGCTCTGTTCTGTTTAAAGAGCCAGGACGTTTCTCTGTAATTTTGTCAGGAGCCGGTTGCATAAGATTAGCTAAAGTGCTCTCGCAAAATTTTGCTACAGCATCTACAAGATTATTTATTACCATTCTTACTTAACTCATAATCAAGTTCATGTTGAAGTCGTTCCTCGAAGTAATCCTGCGTTTCTTCAGATATTTCATCTAAAATTTGAGGATCTTCGATTAACTGAGGAACTGCAGGTCCTGTAACTTTCTCTACAGGTCGTCTTGCATCACCAACACGTCTAAAAACGTGTCCTTGCCATACAAAACCATTACCTACAGTACGTTGAACATTTCTTTTGACTGACACCCTGACAGGGCGTTGCGTTGCGCCCGTTGTGTCGTATTTAGGCTTATAAGAGAACTTATCAATACCAAGAGGAGGTCCTATGATAATGATTTGAGCACTATCATCCTCTTTGTGTACTGACATAGCCTCTTTAACAGCCGATGTCTGTACCGTATAGTTGTCTTTGATAACTTGAGTGATTTTCTTTTTGGCAAAAGGAAGGGCCCTTGATAGAGCCCTCGATTTTGCTTTTTTAGTTACTTTTTCTAGATCTTTAAAAGGATTTTCAGAAATTGTAAGTTTAAGATCACTCATTGT